GGATAGTATTAAAGATACAGTAAATAAAACATTACTTGAATTAGAACAAGTAAAATTGGCCGCCATCGAGGAAAATGATAGACGTGTTTGGTTAGAAACAATCAAATACCAAAACAAAATTCGTGGTGGAGAAATAGAACGTCAGGAAGTTAAAATAACTGGCGATATAAAACTAAATTGGGGTAGTGATCCTGGTTTAGCTAAATTAGAACAATAAACAAATGAATGTTACGTTATTTACACCTCATAAAGGACAAAAAGCAATTATTGACGGTTTTGCAGATAGTCCTCATAAGTTTGGTGTGGTTGCTACTGGTCGTCAATTCGGCAAGTCATTACTTGCACAGAATATGATGTTATATTGGTTATTGTCAAATCAAGGACAAAAGGGAGCATGGATTGCTCCAATCTATAATCAGTGTAAAAAAGTATTTAACGAATTAACTAGCGCAACTTATGAAATTATTGCTCGACAAAATAAAGCTGACCTTACTATTGAGTTCATTAATGGTTCTACTTTGCAGTTTTTATCAACCGATAACTACAATACAATTAGGGGCTTTTCCTTTAATTACATGGTGGTGGATGAGGCCGCATACGTTAGAGAAGAAGCTGTTAACGAGGCTGTCTTCCCGACTCTATCAGCCATCGGAAAAAAATGTTTAATAATAAGTACACCAAAATCAAAAAACTGGTTTTATACGTACTACCTTAAGGGAGTCGACGCAGTTAGTGACTTTATTTCGTTCCGTGGTATATCAACGGATAATCCGCATATTAGACAGGATTTTATTGAGGAACAAGCCAAATCATTACCTACTGAAATATTCAAACAAGAGTATTTAGCTGAATTTAGTGAGGCAACCAATGACGTATTTAGGAATTTAGAAGCAGTATGTATTAGAGATGGATGGGAACAACCTAGAGGAAATGCAAACTATTATTACGGAGTTGACGTTGGACTCTCTAATGATTTTACCGTTTGCACCATTATTGAGGAATCCGGCCGCGTCGCAAAGATTCTTAGATTTAATGGGACAACATTTGAAGAAGCTGGAAAGACTATCGTCAATGAACTACGAAAATATAATGTTAGAGGGGGATATATCGAAAGCAATGGAATCGGTAGAGCTATTTTTGAACTCGTACGAAGTGAAAGAGTCAGAGTTGAAGGATTCACAACAACAAATGAATCTAAAACCCTTGGAATCAGGAAGCTCATTGCCGACATCGAGTCTGGAATATTAGAATTACCTAGTAAAAAATTAATGCCTGAGTGTTATGCTGAATTATCAGCATTTACCTATAAAATAAATTCCTCAGGTACTATATCATTTACTCACCCTTCAGGATACCATGATGATATTGTGGATTCTATTTGGTTGGCTAATTTGGCTAGAAATGAAATCACCACACGTAAATCATCCCTATACGTTGGTGGTCCTAAAATGAATGAAGCAACTAAGGTGGCTTGGGGTATGGGGGCTAGGTAAGCTTGGCTTCCCAAAAAATAATTTATAACTTCTTCCTATATGAAAAAATATAACAAGTACGGAGCAGCAGAAAAAAATGCAGTTAAATTTGATTCTGAAATAGTTAAGGAATATAAGGGACAGGAATTACCTGAAGATTATCTAATGATTAGATGTTATAACAAGAAAGATGAATGTTATGTTCTATATCAACCTAACTATGAAGAAAAACAAGTAGGAGTATCTCTGGATAGAACAACACCATTTTCAGATGCAGTATTGACCTGGCTTATTAATTCAGGTACTGCTGAAAAAATGATGAAGGAAATCTACAGTATATTGTGGGGTGATAATTCCAATACAATAGTTAGAGATACTGTTCAGTTACCTAAGTTAGATCAGTTACCTAAGTTAGAGTTTGTTACCAAAAATTATTAATTGTTTCTAGAACTAGCTACTATAGCGTAGTATTGTTCTAAAGACATTGTAGTACGAGTGACAATAACAACTTTGTCCTCGTATATAAGTGCTTGGCGAGTTGAAGTAGGTGTTTGGGAAATTGGGTGTGTTACTGAACACGAGACCATAACCAAACCAACTACTAATAAAATTAGCTTTTTCATACTCATAGATATTACTGCGTAATAATTTAGTAATATTTACATGAAGGAGTAATATCAAAGTGTGGCCTACGTTTGGCTTATCACATACTATATGTTATATTTAGATATAATAAAAAAACAAATAGTTATGTACAAGACACAATTAGTCACGACCAAAGGAGAGGTAATTCGCACTTTTATCTCTGCCTCAAAACCAGCATCACAAGCATACTCAACAATGGGTGGTGTAAATAGCGTAACATTCATTATTCTTCTAGTTTCTGAAGACCAGGATCATTACCCCAGTTTAGGATAACATTTCCAGTAACCTTTACTTCTTGTCTTTCAACTTCACCACCACGTATCTTATTTCGGTACTTTACTACCTCTAACCATATACGGCGGTCATTATCTGCTATGGCGTTTTCTTCAATTTGCTCTAGTTTTAATAGCGTTTCATTTACACTTTGACGAACATTGTCCTCAAAATCCTCAGTGATAATTTTCCACGCCTCTGTCCATAGCCTATTGGCTTGTTGTCGATTGGTATTATGTTTCTCCATATACCAGGAAGTGAATTGTGACCATCCTGAACGATTGTTCATGATATAATCAACACATTCCTGAATATTGGTTGTATGTTGTATATTATTACTTTTCATTTTTTCTATAGGATTTAAATGCTTTTAATCCCGATACATCCATATTATTGTTTAAGAGATAGTCTATAGCATCAATGTCAACGAGAGTAGCAGCATTGGTTGATTTCCATACCTTTTTATTCTCCTTCATTTTATAGCTCTTATCCCTCAATTTTCTTCTTTCTGCCTCTCGTAACTTCTTGGCTTCCTCCGGTGTCGGAAATTCTTGACTCATAACTTGCTAATTGATCTTTTAATTGTTGTTCGTATTGTTCATAGGTTGAACTTGCTATTCTAGCTAACGCTGCCCATTCACAATTACAGCTTGGTTTACTCCAACTGCCCTTTATTAATGTTAAACAACGTACATGATCATCAACCCAATTAGATACTTTACCGTATTGTCTGATTTTGTTATAGTCACTTAATAACCACTCTAGATCTTCTTTACTTAAATTCTGGATGTTCATTTTTTCTTTCGTTTAGTTGCCATTCGTTTTACCTTATGGTATGCCTTTCTATCTACTGGATAACCATAATATTTTTGTAATTCTATTTCTTTTTCACCTGCTCGTTTAGCACAAGTTTCAGTATCAATAATATCAAGTCCTTCTAGGCCATATTGTTTTGCCCTACGAGCGATATTGTCTGTAACTCCTACTTTACCTATTCTACCATTTCCCCAATCATAATCAGGTAAGTGATAAATGAAGTATTTAGGCTTCCTCTCTTTCATCACTCAAATATTTTCTTAATGCCTCTAAAGTATGAACCATCAATAAGGTTAGAATAGAGATAATGGCTGCTTTGTATATGCTAAAAGTAACAATTAGAGACATCCAAAATGAGAAACAATAAGCACATGAAATAATTTGAATAGGATATTCCATCCACCACCAGTTTCTCTTAATCATAAAATTAATTAACCAACCTACTAGTTTTTCTCTGTATGGTTGGATTGGCTGAAAGAAACGAATTGCCAATAAGCTAATTGCTGATAATGCTAGTATTTCCATTAGTTTACTTCCTCGAAGCCTCCATTTTGTTCATATGATTGTTTCATCTTTTCTACCTCATCTTTAGCTGCTCTCCATAAATCAAATGTTACTGCATGTCCCATATCCTCTAAAAATTCATTCATTAGATCTCTTTCTACTTTAATTTCAGCACATGGATCCATTGGTGGTTGAGCAGGTACTTGATTTACTGGGTTACGTTCCTCAGCTGATAAAAATGTTAATCCCATTATTATTGGTTTTTAAGTTCTATTAATATATTTTTTATTTCTTCTCTAATCATGTCACGTAATGTCTCACTACGCTTATGTTTAATTCCGTTATAATATCGTTTTATATACACTACCAATTTAGGAACGTACAATGTACCGATTATGGAAATAATAGCGGTTAAAATTATAAACAGTGGTTGCATCGTTGTCTTATTGTTTGATAAATTATGGCCATATCCTTCTGGAGTGAATTAAGAGTAATGCCTGTTTTTTGTCTTATTTCTGAGTATGACATTCCATCTTCCCATTTCATCTGAAGTAATTTTTGATAGTACCAATGTAAATCACCTTTAGCTTTTAGATAGCATTGGTACAACTCAGTTTCATCTAATTGTTGATCTGGTATGAATGGTGAGTTTTCAAATGCTTCAGCACCTGATCTAGAAGCCATTTTATGTTTCCTGAATTGATTGTAGAAGGGTGATGAACCTGATTTGAGCTGAAAGCCACAACAGTAGAGAATATAGTTACCTATTTTATTATCATCCAGCATCTGTTGTTGTTGTTCTGCTGGACGAGTGAGGAATGATTCAGTACAAACTGAGAGTAAATCATCAGCATATTCACTCATAGCATCTACAGCTATATTATTTTTCACCTCACGTTGTAGGTAGCTGAAGTTTTTAGCGAACCATCTATCAATTTTATCTTTTAAAACCATACTCTCAATATAATCATCCTATTATACATACGCCAGGAGTAGTGTGAAAACAAATAATTGATTTTTTCTCTCCCCCCCATATCCTGAGAAACAATATTTTAAACAAAACTCAGGCGTAATATAGGTTTTACCTGATCCAACAATCGTCCATCTTTATTAGGTGATTGAAGTGTTACTCAGGTGAGCCTACTCGCGGATATAAATATATCAGGATATCTCGAAAATAACAAGCTATAGTGAATCTCTTTTTAAAGCTATTCTAACCATTTG